TGGCAACAGCAGCACAGCGTCCAGAGGCTAGAGATTATGCAACAGGCATTACTACAGATGAACGCTTTGAAGTAATTGAAGCTGAAGAACCTGAAGTAGCTACGAGAATGGCTCAAACTATCTCTGAAAGAGAACAACAAGATTTAATGGATATAGTATCTAAAGAAGGGACAGACCTTGATGCTATACCTGAGTATCAATTAGCAGAACGTAGGACTGCACAGGTTGGTGAAGCTATTACTAAGATAGCTCAAGATTTAGGAAATGCTCCTTCTGTAGACTTACAAGGTAGACAAGCCATTACAGGAACTGCTCCTCAAGGGGATGCAAGTCAGATCGGTGGTATTCCTACTATGCAAGCGGCTAGTAGAGAGGCTATTACAGGACCAGAAAGATCAGCAGCAGCAGAAGATATGATGGCAGTTGTAGCTAATCTTCCTGCTGAAGTAACTGCCGCTATCTCTGAAGATCCTGCTACATTAGAAGCTCAACTAGACACAGGGTCAGATCCAGCAGTTGTAGCAGCCGTAGCTGCCTTACCAGAAGAAGCTTTAGTTTCTACACAAATGAGTAAGCTTCTAGAGGGTATGGAAGAAGGTCAGACTCCTGCATGGGCAAGACCTGCTGTAGCACAGATAGAACAGATGATGGCTCAGAGAGGCATGTCAGCCTCTACAGTCGGTAGAGATGCTTTATTTAATGCCATTATACAGAGTGCTTTACCAATGGCTCAGAGCAATGCACAAGCTCTACAGCAAAGAGCACAGCAGAACTTATCCAATGAACAACAAGCTAACTTAGCCTCTGCACAGAATACTATGCAGATTCGTATGCAGAATTTATCTAATAGACAAACGGCTGCGTCACAAACAGCTAATATGGCTCAACAGATTAAAGTTCAGCAAGGTCAATTTAGACAAGAAGCTGCTATGACAGGTGAAGCTCAGACTCAACAGACTGAGATGGCTAACTTCCAAGCAGCACAGCAGAGAGCGCAACAGGAATCTGCTCAAAGGCAACAGACAGCTCTAGCTAACTTAGACGCTGGCTCTAGAATGGATTTAGCAAACCTAGAGGCTTTAAATAGAGCAGGTGCTGAAAATTTAAACGCAGAGCAACAGGCACGACTGACAACCTACAGAGCACAAGTAGATAGAACTATGCGTCAGGCAGAACTGACTCAGGATATGGAAAAAGCAAATCTATCTACTGAATTACAGATGGAGCTGTCCAATTTAACAGAACAGAATGCAGCAGCCAGAGATACAATGACTGCTGAAAATCAAGAAAGGTTAACTAATTTAAATACCTTAGTAGATTTTAAAAAGACCAATGCCACCTTAGCTCAACAAATGGATATGGCTAATATGAACGCTGAACAGCAAATGGAGTTAGCTATGCTGTCAGAAAGAGCGGCAACAGATGCTGCAAATATGACAGAAGCTAATAGATTTAGATTGCAGCGTCTTTCTGTTCATACAAAGATGATGTCTGAGAATACAGAGCTACGACAACGTGCGGAGTTAGCTCAATTAAGTGCAGCAGAAAAAGTAGAATTGTCTAATTTAACAGCTCAAAATCAAGCAGATTCTGAAAGTATGAGTGCTGAAAATGTAGCAGAGCTTCAAGTCTATGAAAAGAAAATGCAAGCAGGTCAAGTAAATGCTCAACTCGCACAGCAAATGGGATTAGCTAATCTTTCTAACGAACAATCTGCTGCTATGTTTAATGCTCAAATAGATGCCAATATGGATATGAGACAGTTCGATGCTAATCAGCAAGTACAGTTAGCTAATAGTCAATTTATGCAAACTATGACAGTTAAAGATATGGACAATAGACAGCAAGCAGCTATACAGAATGCAACAGCTCTGGCATCTATGGATATGCAGAATGCAGATGCTCGTACTAAAGCTTCTATAGCGAATGCTCAGAATTTCTTAGCTATGGATACAGCCAATTTAAATAACAGACAACAAGCAACTGTTATGGATCAACAAATGAGACAGCAAAGGATACTTTCTAATCAAGCGGCTGATAATGCTGCTAGGCAGTTTAACTCTACATCTATTAATCAAACAAACCAATTCAATGCAAACATGGCTCAAAATATGGAGCAGTTTAATACTACTCAGAAAAACGCTATGGCTCAGTTTAATGCTACAGAAAAAAATAGAGCTAAAGCTATAAATGCTCAGAATGAAACAGAAGTAAGTAAAGCTAATGCTCAGTTACTGACACAAACAAGACAGTTTAATGCTCAAGTAGATTTCCAAAGAGAACAATGGAACGCTGCAAATGCTCAAGCAATTGAGCAATCTAATGTAGAGTGGAGACGTAGAGCAAATACAATAGATACAGCAGCTCAGAATGCTGTTAATCAGCAGAATGCACAGAATACCTTTGCTATTACTCAACAGGCTCAATCTCAAATATGGCAAGAAGTAAGAGATCAAGCCACTAGAGAATATAGTAGAGAGCTTACACAAGATGAAAGAGCTATCTCTATGGCAAATACTGCTTTAGGTAGTGAGGCTTTTATGACACAGGATAAGTTTAAAGATCAAAGAAAAGAATTATTTGAGCTACTAAAAGATCTTACAGGTATGGGCATTGGCTATACAGGCGAAAATCAATAAATAGGAGAATATAACTCATGGGATTGTTAAGTAGTGCTTGGAAGAGTATAAAAGGTGGTTTTAAAAAGATTGGCAAGACTGTTAAAAAGGGCTTTAAAAAGTTTGGAAAGCTCATGGGTAAATTTGGAATCCTTGGTCAGCTTGCTATGTCTTTTATACTACCAGGAATAGGAGGTATGTTTGTAAAGGGACTAGGGAGTATGCTAGGGGTTGGAAGTAATATTACATCTCTTAGTACTTTAGCGGGTAATCTTGCAGGAAGCACCAGCACTCTTGCAAAAGTAGCTGGACATGCTCTTGAGTACGGAAGAATAGCTGTGAATGCAGCTACTGCTCCTTTTAAGACTGTGACATCCCTTGTAACTAATTTTGGTAAAGGTGTTATTAATGGAATGAATAGAGTTTTACGTCCTGAATCTCTTGACATATTTCAAAGTTCTGGATGGTCAGGATTTACTTCGGATCTCAGTAAAATTGGAGAAGGTTTAAAAACAACTAGGTTTAATACAATTAAGGCTAATAAAATTAAACTGGATAAATTAATGGCAGAAGGTGCGGATATTGGGAAAGGTTCTTATGCAATCGAAGAAGGTTACTTCGATACTAATGCGGCTGGAGAAACTATAGAAACACTCTCTACCGAAGCAATACCAGATGCTGATCCTAAAAAGGTAGGTATTAGTAGTTTTGATGATAAAGGCTTACCTACTGATAATATAGAAGCCTTGAAGTATCCAACAGCAGAATACAAAACTACAGAAACTTATAGAGGATCAAGGTTTGATGATGCATCAGGCTTTAGAGAAGATCTTTTCGACTTTAAAAATAAAGGGCTTGCTTCTGAAGCAGCGGATCAAGCTTCTGATTTTTCTCTTTTAAAGCCTAGTACTTGGCTTGATAAAGTAGGAGAAACAGCTTCAAGTATTAAAACTAATATAGTTGAAGAGATTCAAGCAACACCTGGTAAAATGGTAGGTAAAGCAGCAACTACAGCATTGTCGGATGCTGTTGGTTTGGGAGGTGCAGGTTCTTATAGATCTAGAGGTACAGATTTTGGCGCCAATACAAATATAGGTATAACCAGCCAGACTGCTCAAACAGAACAGGCTGTAGCTTTACAACGTTTATATGGTAATCCAGAGCCTACTAACTTGATTAACTCTTTTGCATCTTCAAATTACAACAATACTCCTGGCTGGATACCTAATGAGTCTTCTGCATATCATAATACACTACGTTCACTTACACGTACCGCATAAATAGGAAAATAAATGGCTATAGATGTAGATAAAGCTTTCTTAGATGAAGCTACCACATTTGATGCTCCCATACCTGGAGAGTCTTTAACAGTAAGTCCTGAAGAGACTCATCCTTGGGATGGGCCTCCTGAGTATAATAAGAAGTCTGATGCTTTAGAGTACTTCTTTGATCTTTTTACTTCAGAAGAAACCTACGAAAAACTAATGAACTCTTTAGAATCTAAAGTTCCTGTTATGGACTTAGTTAAAGTGTTTCTCTATCAATCCTTTCAAGAGGGGAAAATAAACCCCGATATGATGTTAATTCTAGCAGAGCCTTTGGCCTACATGATAGCCGCATTAGCAGAAAGAGCTAAAATTGATTTTGTTATACAAGATGATGATGACGATGAAGAAGATGAAGATACATCTATGTTTGGCCAGGCAGTGGGAACTATAGAGTCTCCAGAGGCAGGAGAGGAGTTTCCTGAAGAGGTAGCGCAGCAATTAGAATCTGAAGTGCCTGAACAAGGTAGATCACTACTAGGAGAACAGTAATGGCTGATAATATTTGGGCGGGAATAGGTCAAGCTAGAGCAGATGATTACAGACGCTATAGACAAGAAGAGAAAAAAGACAGAAGGAGAGCTAGAAGGGATCAATTATTGTATGGAGCTGTTTTAGCTCCTATTGGTCAAGCTATAGGTCAGGGCGTATCTGATTTTTTAACTGAACCTTTTGAAAAAAAATATGAAGACTTTTTAGGAAGGGAAGGTAGAAGAGTAATAGATACGCATAGACAAATTACAAAAAATGCAAAGATGCATCAAGACTATATAGATGATATGACTACAGCAGGACGGAGGCACTCTGGAGTTACTGGTCTTCAACATGCTATTAATCTTAGAAATTCTGAAAGTGCTAACTTTTTTGTAGAAAATTATGGAGAGGATTATTTATCTACACATGCAGATTTATGGGAAAAAACTTCAAAGGCAATAGAAGCGGGAGTAACAAAAGATTGGAATGAAATGCATTCCTATATAGATGGTGTGAAGAATAGACGTTCTGAAGAAGAAATTACTAAATACTTTAAAGAGAATAATCCTTTTCCTAAAAGTCTTCCTGCTAAGATGTGGAGATCTATTACTGGTATTTTTGATAAAGATAGACTGTCCCAAGAAGAGCAGAATAAGCAATATTTAAAAGAAGCAGCACCTTTTATATATAGAATATTAAATGAAGAAAGTAAAGAGGGCGGCTCTTTTAGAGAAGAAATAGAAAGAATGCATACAGAGGCTCTTGAGCTTGGCCCTCAAACTACAAAACAATCTTCAGAGTTTGTACAAAGCTTAATGAATGATGAGCAACGAGAAGAGTTTGAAAGGATAAAAGCACAAAAAATATCAGATAGAGATATAAGAAAAAGTATGCATTTATGGGATCAAGGTAAAATTGGCGAAGCTTTTGATGATTTGAATTTGACTCAAGATCATATTACAGCTATTAATTTAAATACAAGAGGTATGAATCCTGCACAGAAATACACATATATTAACAACATGTTTAAAGAAGATAGTGCTGCTAATAGAGACTATCAAGACTTTACAAATAATAAAATTATTGAGGCATACAAACGTAATGATATCTTAGAAGTTCAAAACCTATCTAACACTGAACCTTTATCAGAATATCAGAATGAAGCCATTAGATGGGGTATTAGAAAGAATTATATTAATCAATCAAATATACTATCACTTCTAAAACCAGGAGGTATAGATACTACTAATAGTCCAGGTCGCGCTCTTTATGAGAATGTAAATTCTTTATATATTGAGGAAAGAGCTGGTAAAAATTCAATTACTATGGATGCTGCTTCCTTTGCAACCGCAGCAGATCAGTTAAAATTAAATAATTATGAATTATTAAATACCTATAAATCTACCTTACAAGCTAATATATCTGAAACGTTAATGGCTACTGCTCGTGATGATAGGGGCAATAGATATGAAATGGATGATGACGGGATGGACGCTTTTTTAAGAGATCATGGCACGACAATATTTGAAGAAGTAAATAAAAGACTTTCTACCTCAATTAGTGTACTAATAAATAGCTCTAAGAATTTATCAAATTCTATTATAGGAGAAACTCCTGATCCTTATGATTCCATACCTGCTAGACAGGAGTTATTAGATTCTGCAATAGAGTGGTATACAACGGTACAGTTTGATCCTGAAACTGGAAAAATAAATAAGCTTACTGAAGAGACACCAGAGGATTTCAAAAAGTGGATGGCTGGTCAAGAATCTAAATCTCCTAGTAATGGCATTAATGTGACACAAGATGATGATGAAGATGAAGATGAAGATGAAGATAATCAGCTAGATGTAGGATCTGTACAAAGCGTAGAAAAAGCTTTTGATGTTTGGGATTTAACTGTAGAGACAAATAGTTTTAGAGAAAAATCAGGAGATGAGCAGTTTGAGGATTTTATAAAGATTCGTAATGATTTAAAAGAAGAGCATGGTATTGATTTAGCCTTTTATGGTGGGAGAGCACCCGAACGAAATCCATTCCAAATAAGTGGTCAAGATTCTGTCACTATAACAACAGAAAAGGATAGTCTACTAGTAGGGCGTGAAACTGTTCCTCAGTATAGAGTTAATGTAAGTAAAAATTTATTGGCTAGTGATGTGGAGGTGTGGGAAAGAGAAGGCGCACCTGAATTTACTTTAGAAGTCTTACCAGATACTCAAGCAGGGAAAAATATAAAAAATTATTTCAGGTATGAAGCTCTAAGAGCTAGAACTATTCTAGACAAACTAGATGAAATGGGTTACTCAAGAAAAGATAGAAAATTTACAAAAAAAGGAAGAGATGAAGGTGGTAGAAATATAACAACTGATTGGGGAGAACCTAGAGAGTTATATGATACCTTAGATGATATTTTAGATAATATAGATATACCAGGGATTGGTGATACACCAGAAGTTTTAAACTTTTTACTGAGAATAGATAGTAAGTACAACAAGAATATAAATCTATAGGATATTTAATGGCTTCTAATAAAAAAGATATTTGGTCTATAATAGCAACAGAGGTTAAGGCTCCAGAAGCTTCAACGTTTAGAAAGCTTGGTTATGGTTTTGAAAAGGCTACTTGGCTTGGTAGCGATTTAGCTAACATTCTAAATTATGATGAAGAAGAAAGAAAGAGGCTTGAAGCTGAAAGACTAAAAAAAATAGAAGAAGAGTATTCAGATCTTACTAAAGAAGAAAAAGAATCTGGATGGGCTACTGTAGGGGAAGTAGGGAGTCTTATTTTAGACCCTACGGCTATACCTCTATATGCCCTTGGAGGCGTTGGAGCGGCTACTAAGGCGGCTAGTTTGGCCTCACGACTTGGGGCTACTTCTAAAGTGGCTATGAGAGCTTCCCGTGCCGCTCCTGTTGGGGCCGTTTCAGGTTTAGATTATATAGTAAGAGAAAAAGGAAGGGGAGAAGAAATAGACCCCGCTACTCTTAGTTTTTCTGTGGGTGCTGGAGCAGTATTAGGTTCTCTTTTTCCTGTTAAGACTCCTAAGTCCTTAGAAGAGGGAGCTGAAAAAGCAAAAGAAACTCTTAACGCTGTCTTCAATCCTAAAACTAAAAAATTAAAACCTTCTAAAGTTTCAGACACCCTCTCCTCTCCGCTAGAGAATGTAGAAGAACAAAATCTTGTAAATAAACTAACAGCAGAATTTAATGAAGAAGCTCCAGATTCTTATTCTAATGCTATAGATGTTTTTAATAATGGCTGGACTATTACTAAAGCTAATAATATTAAAAGAGCATATGATGAGCAGAAGAAACTAAGAAAGTCAAGGAAAGATAATAAAAATAGAATATCAGATTCTGAGTTTAAAAGATTAAAAGCATTAAAAGAGGAGTCAGATACATATAGAAAAGATGGGTTATACAAAAACATATCCTCTCAAGTAGAAACCACTTCTGACGATGCTATAAAACTTGCGGAGAAATATGAAAGAGGAGGCATTCTAAATAAGAATACTATAGCTCAAGCTGTATATAGACCTATAATGGGAGCAGCGGGGGGTTTTGGTTTAGGAGCTACGCTAAATATATTTTCTGATGGAGAGGATGAATTTGACCCGCTTACATGGGCATTGATGGGATTGACTGCTGGAGCAATATCTAAAAAGATTGTCAATTCTAAATTCTCACAAGAAATTAAAGATGCTGGTGTAGAGGCGGCAGAAAGCATTCCAAGAAAAAGCTTGTGGGCTTCTGCTAATGTTTTCTTTTCAGGAAGTTCTTCAGCTAAAGGGTCTGCTTTTGGAGGAGATGTACAGACTTTTACTAATACCGTACTATCAAATGTAGGTACTGATTTGAAAGGTGCTCTTGGATCTTCTATTGAAGAGGCTTCTGATCTTGTTCAAACGGATATTACTAAATCTTGGTTAACTAATTTAAGTGATTTAGGTGTCCTTAATACTAAAAGGGCAGCAGAATTGAGAAGTGCTTCTTATATGAAAGCAGAAGGTTTTTGGGATGAGGCTGCTTTACAAGCAAAGGGTTTTTCTAATGAAGAGATATCTAATATTTCTAAGTTATCTGATATAGCTTTAGATAATACCAGACGTATATCTGACGAAGTTGATAATGTAGGTATTCAATATACTAAATTAAAAGACTACAAGCTTCCTCAGATGCAAAACATTCCTCAAATAGTAAAAGAGCAAGACAAAGCTAGAGAGTTCTATGAGAGAGTTTGGCTTACAGAAAAAGAAATTAAAAAGGGTAAACCTTTAACTCAAAAAGAAATAGAAAGATCTACAGATCATATTCATGGATGGTTTGATGATTTGGTTGCTTTTGGCGGTGGTAGAAACAAAATGCAATCTGCTTTTGCAGTACCCCCTAAAGGAGGTGCAAAGTATTTAAAATCTCCTATGAGGCCACTGGCAGATCACTTTGAGAAAGAGCGTAAGTTTACCACATTTGAAGCTAGAGAAATGCTTGCCAATGAAGGGTACTTGATTACAGATGTAGATAGGTTAATGAAAGGCTACATTAATCAATCAGTGCCTATTATAGAGTTTGCTAGACGGTTAGGAGCTAAAGGTGAAGGTGTGGATGCTATGAAAAGGTCCATAAACTTAAAGTTTAATAAGGCTAAACAGCAAGCTAAAACAGGTAGGGAAAGAAATAAGTTAGCTGAATTACAGTCTAAGCATATAAAAACTGTTAATGAGGTTGTTGATAATTTCTTTGGGTTCACTCACGCCTCTTCTTATTTTGCTAATAATAAATTTGCTAACTCTGTTATGTCTGTTCTAGTTACAGGAGCTAATATTTCTTTTCTTCCTAAAGTAACTATTACAAGTTTAGGTGAACTTGCTCAACCTTTTGTAAACAGTAACTCCTTTAGCGCCTTAAAAGGTCTTGGTAGGACTTTAAATAAATCAAAAGATTTTTCACAGGAATCAGGCTTTGCTAATAAAGATGTTATGGAGCATGAACTCAGACAGTATGTTCTAGATAGTGTGAATCCAGATTCAACAATTCAAAGATCTACTAGAAAACTAAATGAGTTCTTTTTCAGAAGAATTACATTTCTATCTCCTTATACAGCTTGGTCTAGAAAGCTAGGATATAACACTGGGGTAGAGGATACTTTTGACATAGCTAAAAAGATGGCAAAGAAAAAGACAACGGCTCTACAAGCCAGAGCTAATTACTATGGATTGAAATCTGATGATATAGATTACCTTAATAAGTTTAATAAAATTGAAGATGCTTTTGAAGATAACAGGGGCAGAAGATTATTGAACATAGGCGGGAATAGGGTATCAAACAGAGACATTATAATTCCTGGTCATGGAAATAGAAGAGCTATATCACAGTCAAGAGATCCGATAGTAAAATCATTTAGCCAATTTCTTTCTTGGGCGCAAGCTAAGACTACACAAACAAACTCTCTGATTAGTCGGATGGAAGATGGAGATCATGCTCTATTTGCTAAGATGGTTGGATCTTTGGTTCTTTATGATGGTGTGGTTACTTTCAGAGATTACCTAAATGATCCTACTGGAGAGTGGTTAGATAAAAGAGATGAAGACTCGTATAAAGAAGCATATAGCACACTTGAAAATGTAGGGAGATCTGTAAATCACAGCGGAAACTTTAGTCATTATCTGATAGATAAATTTGCAAGGCTGATGTCTTCTCATGGAGGTAAGCATCCCCTAGAAGAGCTTTGGCCTGTCCTTGGCTGGGCTACTGAAATGTTTGATGGGATATCTCCCATACCTGGGGATCATCAAGGAAGTATCTGGAGAAACTTATATGATGATGATACCGAAGGGGCTTTAAAGCAATCGGTTAAGCGGATGCCTTTAGGAGATGAGATATTAGATTTCTTAAAAGTTATGGATATGCCCTTAGAAGATAGGGGCAAATTAAAAAGTAAAAGTTTCATAAGCCCTATAACTTATAGTAAGGGTGGCGTAGTAGAAAATGTACCCCAAGTACCTAAAGAGCCTGATGAGCGCATTGACAAGCTCACAGGGAGGCCTTACAACGAACAAGCGGGTACAGCCTTTATAGATGAAGAAGACCCTGTGAGGCGCTTAGGCTTCCTTGGAGGGGGTCTTGCAGAAAATCCGATAAGGCGGTTAGGGTTTGGTAAAGGTTCTTTAGCTAAGAAGAAAAGAAAGAAATACGTCATGGGTAGATTGGTTTCTGCCTATACCAGACTTAAAAGAGCTATAGACCCTGATGATTTAATGACTGAAAACCCAACTGCACTACCTATAGCTAGATTAGATCCAGAAACTACTGCAACTATGACGACTGATGAGGTTATGGAATTGCAGAAAAAGATGTGGGACGATGTTCCTGATGAGGCTGTTGAGGAAGCTCCAGTTGCAAAGGCTGATGAAGTTATTAACCCACAATTATCTCAAACTGACTATAATAAAACGTGGTCTAAGTTTGAAGATATAGAAGATGTTGACGAGTGGCAGAGTACAGTTGGAAAATACGTGGGAGAGAACAGGGAGGTAGACCCCGTTATAAAAACTCCTGCTCTAGAAGAGTCTGCAAAAGACCTTATTGCTGGAAAGATAGATCGTGCTGAACATCTACAAAACGTGCAGAAGCACAAGCCAATTACGACATGGACAAGTATGCCAAAAGAGCCTTCAACTAAAACTCTTGTTTACTCTCTCAATTCTTTGCAAAGGAAGGATGGTAACTTTGTAATTGACAGTTCAGAAGCACAACTGTTTGATGTGCCTGTATCTGATCTTTCGGTAGGTGATAGTTTTAATGGAAGATTAGACATTCATGCGTATAAGAAGTTTGATTCATGGATTGTCGCAGGAACATCAAAAGATCATAAAGGAACAGGAACGCACTATGCCAAGGCTGTTCACTATGTAGGAAAGGGTGATGAGCCAGTAAAATTCGCGGCATCTCAGAAATATGGTGAGAGGATTGGGGTAGGGGAAAAGGAAAAGAAGGGGTACGCAACAGTTTCTGGATGGGTTAAAAGTTTAGACGCTGATAGCATCCGTAAAAAAGCAGAGAGCCTTCTTGATGATCCTGATTGGATTCAGATAGGGTTTGATCCTAGACGCCAAGGCGCGTTCTACACCCGAAGCGGTGACAATATAGGTGCAGCGGTCAAAGAAGCTGAAGAAGTCATACAGGTTGGCCCATTAGTATTAGCAAAGAAAGCAAAGATTGATCCAGATTATACAGGCTATGTTCAAGGAGGCAAAGTCTACAAAGCCCTCCGTAAGCGTAAGGCAGAAGGTGGCTTAACAAATGAGGAAACGGATGAGGAAAAAGAGCAACGTGCTAGAACATTAGCATTTACTGAGAATGAAAGTCGCATTCATAGCCAGGCGGTTCGGGCATATAACGAGTTTAAAAAAACAGATCAGTATAAAGCTAATCCAAGTAGATATAGTCAGGGGCCAACTGTAAGAAAAATAAAACTTAATATACGAATGCAAGAAAAGGCTAATAGGAATAAGAAGTCTCATGGCGGCTATACCACCGAATCAGGTACACTAGAACCAGAAGAGGCTATAAAGTTCACAATGGAGACCTACTTTCCAGAAGACAAACCTCATGTAGTGGATTATCTAATCAATCAAGCACAGGTAGAGTCTAGATTAGGCAAAGATAAAAACACCTACAACATAAGAACATCTAGTTATGTAGATGGTTCTACTATGAGAGGTGGTTTTGGTATCCATCAAATAGATGAAATAGCTTTTGAGGATGTGAAGAACAGATTAATTGGAGGCGAAGGAGTTCCTTCTGGGATTAAAAAATATGGAGCAATGGTAAAAGAAGTCTTTGATAAAGAAAACTTAAAAGATATAGAGTATGAAGATCTTAGAGATCCAGTAAACAATACAATCTTTTCCAGGCTTATACACAAGACCAAACCTGATCCTATACCTGAAGATATAGAAGGGCAAGCAAAGTATTGGACTGATAATTATAATAAATCAGCCATTCCTAATATTGCAGAGGATAAGGAAATGTCTATACAGGAAGTAATGGATAGTATGGGATCAAATCCTGAGATACAAAAAGCTGTTGATGATTTTAGAGAAAAGCTAAATAAAAAATTTATAGAAAGGTCTAAAAGAGAAAGACGGAATAAAAACTCAGGCGGTAAAGTTATTAGCAGTTTGCATAAAAGAATAGCTTCTTTATGAACGTTCTTTCATTCACCCGTTATAAGCAGAGTAAAGAAAGCAAGAATGCTGAGTTGAGAATGCTTAATAGTGAGATGAGCGGTCTGCTAAAGTTAAGATCCCAAGTTGACTTTAATATCTCTATCATGCAGGAGGTCATCAACATCGTTGAAGAAGAATCATGCACGAAGAAGGACAAATAATATTAATTACAGAGTTATTAGAGCAGAAGAAGCGTAAGGAAGAGGAGCTAGAATACTACAATAAAGAATTAGAAACCTTAAAGATAAAAGCTGACATCGTAGAGAAAGAATTAGAAATGACACGAATGATAATAGATTTAATTGAAAATGAGAAGATCAGACAGACATAACAAGAGGTGTTCTTATGCTTCCAATAATTAGTGCAGTATCAAACCTAGCAGGTACGTGGCTGGAAGGTCGTGTAGCGAAGACTAAAGCAAAAGCAGAGGCAGAGGCCCATGTGCTCAAGACACAGGCTGAGAGTGCTGCTGATTGGGAGGCTGCTATGGCAAGAGCTTCTAGTCAGTCTTGGAAAGATGAATGGCTGACTATCTTGTTTAGTATTCCTCTTATTCTGTGCTTTATCCCAAGCACTGTGGTCTATGTGGAGCAGGGCTTTGATGCCCTATCAAGAATGCCCGAATGGTATCAGTATGCCCTATCTGTCATAATTGCTGCCAGTTTTGGTGTGCGTTCTGTTATGGGAATTATGAATAAAAGGAAATAACTATGACTGAGAAAATAAAGTGTTGCGGTGGAGGTTGTGATCAGCATGATGAAATCCAAGCTCGTATAAGAGAGATGCAGCATAAGAAAGAGCAACAGGCTAAATTTCTACAGAGATTTGGCAGGTAACTTATGCAACTTGCTAAAGATATACATCCTAAAGAACAGAAGACCGTCTTAGATTGCTTTACTGAAGATAGCAATTTAAATGCTAATAAAGTAATTACTATGCTAAGAAACCAAAATGAAGCAGTTATATTCACTGGTCTACCCTATCAAGTAAGGTATATTTTGAATTACTTGTATATGAAAGGGTATTTACAGTTTGATGAAAAGACAGGCATGTACAACAAAATAGGAGTGACATGAAAAAGTTCGATAGTTTCTGTACTCGCATGTGGTTAGACTACTGCGATGAGCAGGATGATTGGCAAACAGTGCCAACCAGATTAGAATTAGAGGAATATAAAAGAACTTACCATGATTGGCTGTTCGATAAATTTATAAAACAAAAAGGAGTGGTTAATGGAAGAGATGTTTAGTATGTTTGAACCACCAGAAGCCGCAGTTCTTAGATCCCACGCAGAAGCCCTCTCTCACTTATCAGATGCAATTATGAATGTAGAAGACAAAGAACTTCAACAAGGATTATTTGCTCTTATAAATAAGCATAGTCAATTCTTATTGGATTGTGGTGATAAGGTAATGGCGGTAAACAAGATGCACTTAAAGGCCGTAAATTAACTTACCTAAATACTGCCAGCTCTCCTTCTAAGTGATCGTGAAGACCTTCTAGTTTTATAGAAGTCTCCTTCAAAATCTTTTGAATCAAGACAGAATCTTCAGGTTCTGTAAAAGCCTTAGTAACATCCTCTGTTGGTAAGTACTTGTACTCTGTCATCAGCAAACCTTTTGCATTGACATAGACCCTGAATGATATGATGTTCCCTTCCCTCATGTAAACTGAATCCCTTCTACATTACCTCTCAATCCTGCCTTCATATAAGCGGTTGCGCGACCTTCAAAGAAGTTCTGATGTTCTACTCCCATTACACTGTCTAACCAGGGGAGAGGATTCTCATTGACATCGTAATTAGTCTTTAATCCTAGTTGAAGTAAGCGTCTGTCTGCAATGTACCGTATGTATTGCCGCATTTCTTTCTTAGTCAACCCTTCAATATCTCCAAGATCAAATACTAGATCTAAGAATCTATCTTCAAGGGCTACCATATCTCTACAGGCTTGGTAGATTTCCTTTTTAAAATCATCAGTCCATAACTCAATGTTCTCCTGTATGAACTCCCTAAACAATTTAGTCATAGCTTCTACATGCAATGACTCATCTCTAATGCTGTATGTAATTATCTGTCCCATACCTTTCATCTTTCCAAATCTAGGGAAGTTCAAGAGTATGACAAAGCTACTGAATAACTGTAGCCCCTCTGTAAAACCACTATACACTGCCAAAGCTTTAGCAATGCTCTCCTTATTACTCGCAGTAACTTTAATGTTGTTGATGTAATCGTGCTTGTCTGACATGGCTTCAAAGTCTGCAAAGGCTTTGTACTCTGTCTCTGGCATACCTACTGTATCGAGTAGAAGAGAGTAGGCGTGTTGATGGATACCTTCCATGTTTGCAAAGCTACTCATCATCATCCGTGCTTCAGGCATCTTGAAGATACGCATGTACTTATCAATATACCCTGACCCAACATCTACATCAGACTGTGTGAATAGTCTAAAGATCTGAGTCAGTAGGTTCTTTTCTACTTCATGTAATTCCTGCCAATCTTTCACATCATTGTGCAAGGGTACATCTTCTGGAAACCAATGCATTTGATTCTGCTGGACGTAGTAATCAAACATCCAGGGAAACTCAAACGGTTTGTAAAAACTTCTTGTACTTAATAGACTCATAAATAATACCTTATGTTTACCCTATGCTATCGTATTACCCAATGTAACTATGTTCAATTCCAGACCATATAGAGCCATCTATGGGCTACTTATAGGCAGATTTTGCCCTAGTGTCTAGATCGTCATAAGTCATATTATACTTTTTTAGCAGCTCTAATGGTAGCGATATAGCTATAGGTCTATGGGGATGTAAAGGACATTCACTAGCCTGACATATAGTGACTTGCTGCTTCCAAGAACCTTTCTCTTTTGGATCGTATATACACCACTTACACATAGCATTTATAGCTTGCGCTTTCGTTGTTTTTTTCATTCTTCCCTATCCCAACAATTTAAATTAGCAGCGACTGTTCTACGCTCACCTTCTCCAAAGAAGGGGTATACCATGTGCTGCATCCAACTTGGAAACATCAACAGTCTCCCTACCTTCGGCTGCATTGAGACTGACTGAGGTGGTCTCAGACGCTCTGTATTCATTATCTCGTTCCTGCCATAAGTAAAGGCTAAGAAGCCGTCACAGGCTCCTGAGTCGTCGTAGAGAGTGTAGTCTTTATTGTATGAGGAATCACCTAGTTTTCCTATCTGTTCAGGAACCTTTGTCCAGCAGGTAGTGCTGATCCCCATGAGTGTCTTAGTACCATGATCATGTACTGGATTGTAATCCCCTTCAAAGGAATGCACAGACCACAGCTCATCTATGTCTACATACTTAGGTTTCAACTTAGCGCCTGTCGTTTGAGAGAAGGTAGTAATATAATCTGCTCCCATCTGACAGATATAATGTCTGAATTCCTGAAGCTCTTCTACCTCGTGATCCATAGTAAGTTGCTCACCTCTATGTATCTGTCCTACTAGTGTACCTGCATGAGACTTCCTAGACTGATCTTCAAGGAGATTGTCTAGGTAATCATTCAATGTAGTTACCATCTCTTCAGGTAATTGTGTTTCAAACATAGTTACAGCAGGAAGATGGTGTACCTGTACACGTTGATCTGACATCAGGGCATAAGCTCTTCGACTACATCTAACTTCTCTTTAGCCTCTGCAATAGCAGAGATCATAGCGTCCATAGATCCTACAATGTCGGGGTGCTCTGCTACGCCCACGCTGTTATCTACATAGTTCTTTAAGTTGGTAGTAGCAACCATAATTTCTGATTCGTATCTTAATTTCAATGCTTCTAAATACATAATATCCTCTGTTAATTAACCTTCACAAGCCAAGCAATCCATATCCTCTAAATTGATTCTAGGGATCTTGACGTTCACATTCTCCGCACTTCTAGCAGCATCTGATCTCAGGTAGTACAAGGACTTCAGAGTTCTTACTCCTGCCCAATGTACATCATTGACATACTGTAAATACTCATCGTGTACTTCTTGAGGCTCTGTAGCCTTTGGAGGGACAAAGAAAACATTCACACTTTGACTCTGGCAGATATATTCCTGGCGATGGTGAGCATGTTCAATAATCCATATCTGATTAATTTCAGGGGCTGTCTTAAACACCTCTTTCTCTTCTTCAGAAAGGAAATCAAGATGTTGAACAGAACCCGCATTAGCTGAGATATCCTTCCAAACCTTTTCAGTGTTCTTTCTTTTCTTCTCCAGCAATCTTTCCAAACTTTTATTTCTAACTTCATAAGACCCCGTCAGCGTTTTGTGTGTGAAAACGTTAGCACGTATAGGCTCAATCGAAGGAGACGTTCCATTACATATAATACTGCTGCTGGCATTAGGAGCAATAGCCAAAAGATGAGCATTACGCCTACCGCTGCCGACCATATCAGGTGCTTCACCCCTATCGCTGCCCAATCGTAAAGAAGCTTCAACGGCTTTTGATTTGATGTGGGAGAAAGCTCTGTGATTGAAGGAGCTGGCCCACATACTTTCAAAAGGTATGTTGTTATTCTGTAAAAAAGAATGAAAACCCATCGCGCCCAAACCGATTGAGCGTTCTCTATATGCACTATAAGCGGCTTTTCTGTAAGCACGTTTTCCCTCCTTTATATAATTTCTAAAGCGTTCAGGTCCTGCTCTGTAGGTTCCCAGATCTGAAGTATCTACTGCATTCTCTATAAAATGCTCTAGAATGTTATCTAGCATGGTGACTAAATCATCTATAAATAGCTCATCATCTTTCCACTCATCAAACTTTTCTAGGTTGACAGAAGAAAGGCAGCACACCGCAGTGCGTTCTTCATTGGTAGGCAAGGTGATTTCTGAACATAAGTTACTTTGTTTTATTTCTAACCCTAATTCCTTCTGCTCTTTCGGAAGATGCTCATTACATGTATCCAGGTTAATCAGATACGGCTCTCCAGTTTCTGCCCTGGTATGGATCAAAGACCACCAGAGATCTCTAGCAGAGACAGTCTTCACAGCCTCTTTTGTTTTCGGATCTATCAGTCTCCAATCTTTATCTTCTTTGACAGCCTCTAGGAATTCATTGGTTAGGCTGACTGCATTGTGTAAGTTTAAACTCTTACGATTTAAATCGCCTCCCGTCGTCTTACGCATGGCAATGAACTCTTCAATCTCTGGATGAGATATGTCCATGTATGCTGCGTAAGATCCTCTTCTAGTAGTGCCTTGATTAAAGGCCAACATGAGACTGTCTACGACATGCATAAAAGGGATAGAGCCAGTAGACTCACTGCCGTTAGAAGTAGCAACACCATTACTCCTAACGCTACCCCAATACCCACCGATACCCCCACCTGCGCTTGCCAACCAGACGTTCTCATCGTAATGAGCAGATAGCCCGTACCGACTGTCAGGCACAAAATTAAGAAAACAGCTAATAGGGAGGCCACGGCTGGTTCCCCCGTTAGAAAGTATAGGAGTACTATACATAAACCAGCAAGCACTAGCGTAGTTATAAAGTCGTTGTGCAAGATCGTAGTCAGTAGATCCTTTATATGTTGCCCCAAAAATTGAAGCCCTAGCAAAAGCGTGTTGAGCATGTGTTTCATTATCCCTTTCCCAAAAGTACCTGTCCTTCAAAGTGTCTAAAGAGAACTGATCTAACTGTTCATCTTTAGAAACATCAATGTTTATCCCAAGATATTCTTGCATCTTTAATGTCATCTACGTGTTCCCTCGTTTCCTGTAATTCTTTTTTGTATTTTTTAGAGCGGCCTTTGTTCTTTGATTGTTTACGTTTTTTAAATTTTTCAGAACGTTCAGCCTTGCGATCCCAAGACATTGTTATCCTCCATAAACTTCACTAAACGTTTCTCATACCACTGAGCTTTACTCAGATCCTCGAAACCATTCTTGTATCTAAACCTCCAGCGGTACTTCATAGAATTTCCCCTCAAGTAACCTATGTACTCTTCATCTGAAAGCATAGACTCGATGGCATCAATACATTCTACATTGCCCTTGTTGTAATGTAGAGGGCTGTGGACATTGTTATATTTCGTTCCATAATCTTTAGACTTTAAACTGTTCCATTCTTTAGGGGATGCTTTGTCAATAGACATTATCTGTTCTCCAGGCTTTAGGTAAACTGTTCTCAGTAAACCAACGGAATCCGTTAGCTCCTGCCCACTCAGCGTGTGTTCTTTTTGTACCATCTTTTCTTTTCTTTGCAAAAGGCATTGAGGCGTAAGGGTCAGCGAATACAAAAACTAATTCTGTATTTGTTGGTAGGGATTTGCGAATCCATATATATTTACTGAACTCCGCATGATCCCAGAATCGTCCCTTTGCTTCAAGTAATATTTTCTTTTTACCAATGCGTTTTACAAAGTCAGGCTCGTAGGTGTGCTCAACCACATAGGATACTCTGTCAGGATGGTGTTTCCACTCCTGAAGAATTGTCTCATGTAACCTTGCTTCCCACTTAGAGTCGTACCCTTTAGGTACATCCTTTTCTCTTGGTCTTTTCTTACGGGCAACTCTACTAATGAAAGTCTCCTTGTCTGTATGTTAATTCTAGATCCAATAATTCTTTTAAATTTAACAAAGAATCTGTGGGTATATCCTCTATGCTATTTCCTTGGTATAGATGATATCCTGTTAGTATTAAATACTGAGCTAGTCTATTATCTATGACAGTGAACGGAGGCTCTTCGCTTTCCATTGTAATTGCTCCAGTGTTACTGACTCTATAACTAACTCAGGGTTTTCCTTAACCATTTTCTTTAACCCCTGTCTAATCCATTTAGGGGAGTTAGGAACAAGTCGTAAGCCTTGCGGCGTAAGTGCGTGGTTTTCTGTAGGTAAAAGATTTTTTAAATTATCTAAAGATACTTTCTCAGCCTCTGCTTCAGGCAACAGTGTCTTAATCCACTCAACTAAAAGTTGCTCAGTGTGTCTGCTTATTCTTTTAAGCTGTTCTTTTTTCATGCTTCCAATACTCTAGGTAAATTCTGAACGCGGGTTAAATATCTAGGACCATTAGAGTACATAAATACCCGTAGTCCTTTACCGCCATTCGTTTCTTTAAAGCACTCATGCTTATGAATGCAGTAATTACACTGTCTAGCTATTCTCATGTTACCGCTTTTACCATCAGGAACAGGAGGAAAACATCTGTCAGGAGGAGTATCTTTATCTAAAGCTTCTTTTACCTGTTTTATTTTTTCAGGTATGTCTACCTTGTGTTGTTCTTCAGGACGATACAGACATAACGCACCTGATTCTTTGTTCAATGCTAGGAATCCACCTCCATTAGTACCTATTGCTTTTTCATAACCAGATAACTGAGCGATATATCCGAAGGGATCATCTTCTGAAAGACTGCCCTCTTGAAACTTCTTGAAAGAAAAGTTTGAGGCAGTTTTTACATCTATTACTTCACCATCAATCACACAGTCGATGTGTCCTTTCACGCCATCCACTTTAATTTCTTTCTGTTCATCAGATACTTCATGGTTTGCCATACGAACAAGAAGTAAAACTACTTCTTCTAACAGATGGCCGTACAGAAACTTAATAGGTAAGGCTTTATCTGTAGAAGTTGGAATGTCATCTCTGTTTACATCATACCAAAGCTGCCGTAAGGGTTTGCCTAAGTTAGACATACGCACAGAAGGGCCGTCCTCTCTTGGAGTTGACCAGTTCCTAATAGCGTCTTTCATTTTCTCACCAAAGTCTTCTATCAGATCTTCGGATATATCTAACCCTTCTCCATTGGACAAACTTTCCAGGTTAGAATAAATATCATCGACTAAGGTGTTTAAATTTTTAGAAGGGGAATCCTGATTGGACATACTTTTCTTTTTCCTTTGGGTAGGGTAAGGGGGCAGTATCTTCTACTGAATCAATAGTTTGTTTAACTTTGTTCAACGATAACTTAAACCATTCTCCGTTCCATTGTTTAGCTACTTGCATCAATGCTAGATGGCATCTCTGCTCAGCTAGTCTACGATTTTGAAAAAATCTTTCATATACTAATTTAAAATCTCTGAATGGGGAAGAGGTTTGATATGAAGACAATCGATCAACAGCGTCTACAGCCATACCTACTTTGTACCATTCGGGGTAGGAGGGATTACTAATAACATAGACATACCCTTCCTCAACCTTATCAAAAGACTTCTTAGCTTTCTTAGAAAAGAATCTTGCAAGAAGTCTTGTGGGATAATTCTTTTGTCTTATCTTTCTCCTTAGCCTCTTCATGTCGTGACATGTTATACAGTTCCTTTCATTCTTCCTTTGGCGTGAGGCATACCAGTTAGATTCTGTAAGCTCTACCCCACACCCTATGCAATTAATGTGTTTCACTCCAGTTGTCTCCTACTTTATATTCACCATCCAAAGGACAGTGTAAATCAAAGGCTGCACCTGCTTTTCGTATAGCATCTACTCCAAGTTGCCCTACAGTATCTGCTATGTCGGAAGGTGCTTCGACCTGCCATTCATCGTGGATGTTACAGACAAAATGTACATCTCTATCTAATTCTTTAAGCTGTTCTCCAAAGATAACCAGTGCCTTTTTCATGGCAACAGCTCCCGCACTCTGGAGTAATGTATTCAGTGCTGCGTGTTCGGATCGAACAAAGATCTTACGCTTGTCTAATCCTTTGAGAAATCCTCTCGAAGCCGCCTGTGATACTCTGTTTCGTAGATCTTGAAATGATGGGAGATTACGGAGGAAACGTTCTCTAAGTCTCTTACCAGTTTTCTGGTTTCCTCCAACCAGAGATCCGAGTCTGGCATCTCCCGCCGAGTAGATGAGAGCATATATGAAAGTTTTTGCCTGATCTCTTTGTTTAAGCCCTGCAATTCTTTGATTCTCTGAGTGTATATCGCCATTGATTATTTCCTCAATATAATCTTTATCGTTCATAAAGTGAGCGAGTAATCTTAGTTCAAGTTGAGAGGCATCTATACCTACCAGCTTGTACCCCTCTGGCACAATCCAACATCTCCTACATTCAGGACCATACATGGAGTGTGAGTTAGGAACCTGGGCAAGATTCGGGTAGGCGTGCGTCATTCTCCCTGTGATAGCCCCGTTGGTATCCACATAACCATGCACCCTACCGTCTTCTTCTTTAAACTCTAGCCAAGAATCAACTTGAGCCACTCTCTTCTGTAATAAAAGATAATCGGAAATTAGTTTAGCTTCGGGTATGTCTCGTATCTTTACCAAGATAGATTCATCTACCTTCGCTCTACCTGTCTCCGTAAACTCCTTTGGTTTCCATCCAAACTCTTGTAGGTATTCTCCTATCTGAGGTCTAGATCCTAGATTGAATTCTTCCACGGCATAACGACAGATATATTTTTTATCTGACAGCTCTTCGTGTTCTTCCTCAGTGAGGCGAACCGCCTTAGATTGTCCTGCTACAGAAGCCATCTTAGAAAGATTGCCTGTCTTAGTAAACTTAGGTTCTAGTTTTATCGAAGTAACTTTAGGTTTAAAAACCTCCCTGACTTTACTTTCCGCATCAGCCATCTTCTCACGGAGTTCGGCAGAAAGGATAGAAGCTTTCTGCTCATCCAGAAGAAACCCCCTATCACGTTGTCGGGAGATGAGCCACATAACTTCATGCTCTAGCTCTATAGATTCTTTAGAGAACCCTTTAGCTTCCTCCTTCAAGGCGTTATAAACTTTTAAATTTAACTCAACATCTCTACGACAATACTCCAACATCTCTGGAGAGAACTTCTCATACTCACAGAAGTCTATCTTAGATAGACCTAAGCGAGATCCCCAGGAGTCCAGGCTATGTCTTCCTTCTCGTGAAGGATTAAATAATCTGGACAGTACAAGGGTGTCTATCACCTTAGTACCATGCGAAATGTTTTTCCCCGTCAACTGCTCTACTACAGGGATGTCAAAGCCTATGATGTTGTGTCCTGAAAGGTAGTCGGCCTGTGCTAATAGCTCTACTCCTTCATCCAGTGCATCAGGCCCAAAGACATACTCCTCATTTGTATCAATGTCTCGTGCCACGATACACCAGATGCGTGTAGCCTTTACATCATCCGTTTCGATATCAAAGATTAATCTCAAAAGTCTCCTCCTTGATCATCTGAACTACCTTGATCTCCCATGTCTACCTCAGTAAGTCTACCTGTCTCCCTGTCGTATAGAAGCATTCCTGCAAGGCCCACATCTCCAGTATATCTAGACTTGAGGATGCGAAGCTTTGTGGTGTTGGCTTCTATAGGATCTTCAGATTGCTGGTTTCTCTCCAATGAGATCACACAATCAGATAACTGAGCTATGCTCTGAGAGCCTCTGAGGTGTGCCAGCGCAGTCTCTACTCCATTCTCATGGCCTCTGTTCCCTTCAGGTCTGCGTAGGTGACTCACGAGAATCAACCCAGCCCCTGTCTCTTCCACGAGAGAACGTAATCGAGTCATCATATTATCAATTCCTCGACGTTCATCCCCTTCAGCAAGGGAGGACACAAGCATGTGTAAGTGATCGAGTACAATCCATTTACAGCCACAGCCTACAATCATAAATCGTAGCTTGGCAAAGACTGCATCAATATCATTCATACCTAGATGAGAGTAGGCCCATACCCTGTTCTCATTGTCCCCATCGTAGAGAATGTCAAAGAAACCATCGAGCTGTTCATCCGTATATTGCTCCCGCACTTCTTTAATATAGAGTCTTGCGTTAGCTTCAATCGATAACAGTGCATCAATAGTTCTGAGTTTACTTTCCTCTAGGGCAATGATACCTACGTTGTCATTGGTATTTTTAATTAACCAATGCTCTAGCTCACGAGTGACACTGGATTTACCAAGGCCTGTTCCACCTGTAAGGGTGATCAGTTCACCTTGGCGCATACCGTATAGCTTTTTATTTAAACCTTCCCAAGGATAGGGAATAGATTCCTTCTCCTCACGATGTTTAAAAGCCTGTCGCTCATCAGTGATGTTGATCACGCCCGAAGGTGTATATGTCTTAGCATTCCAGAAACATCGAGAGAACTGCTCATGCTTTCGTTGCCTAAGCATATCATTAGGATCTTTACAGCCTTCAGGTAGCTTCATTATCTTTGCAGTCCCAGGCTTCAAGAGTCTCGCTACCTTACGAGCTGCATCTTGCCCTGCCTTATCTGCATCGAAGGCGATCACTACATTCTGATAAGATTGTATAAATTCTAAATTATCTTTGATGTCCTGCACTGCTCCCGTAGCACCAGACTTAATCGAAACAACAGGCCACTTACTACCAAGAAGTTCATACGCTGCCATAGCATCGCACTCGCCCTCAGTTAACGTTATGAACTTGCCACCTGATGAGGCGACTTGTTGTCCGAAAAGTAAAGTACCCACGGGAGAGCCAACCCAATAGAACCCCTTATCACTAACACGCCTGACCTTGTGGGCTACAGCCTCGTTAGCGATATAGTAGGGGTAATAGTGGTTAGTTACCTTGCCTTCAGAATCTACTAAGGATCTAACTCCGAAATGCTTCGCAGTCTCCATAGAGATGTTGCGATCTAGGAGGGGGCCTAAGACCCCCGCTCCCACATCTACAGGTTTAGAAGGTCTAGATGGTGTCGAAGTTTCCATAGATCGAATTGCATCCGCTGACAAATTAGTCTCCGCTTCTAGTTTAAAGTTGCTACCCTTCTTCTCACAAGAGAAACAGAAGTAGCTCCAATCGTCATAGATCGTCAGGCAACCATTGTGTTTACAAAAGGGACAGGTTGCGTGAGTCTTCTTATACCCCCTTCGCCTCATTGTCTGCCCCATTAGTTTCTCCGTTGGGTGTGAGAGCCTCATCATCTAGATTACTCTGGATAATTTTATTAAATGTTTGTTGGGCTGCTTGGAGTACATTACTTCTCAGGTTCAAGACCTGTAATTCTTTCTGTACCTCAACGAGATACCCGAATGCGACACGGGCATCTTCGGCCAGCTTCCCAACGTCATAGACTCCCTCATCTGTGGAGTACGTTAAGTTTGCTTGTTCTGCTTCACTCAAAAGTCATCACCTCCATCTTGATTATATTCCACCAGGTCTAACACGGTTACTGATCCTAGTCCAGCGCGTTTGATGGTTCCTCTAGGCCCATTGTAGGCCGTATGAAACCACTTCACCTTTACGCGAGAACCATTGCCAACCGACATGTCTACCTCAGTTTCACCATCTGCATCGTAAAGCTTAGGTACTGCGTTTGGTCTACCATCTTTAGACAATTCAAATTTAGAAAAGTTAACTACGGGATCAGGGGTATACTTCCTACTCCCTGCTGCAAAGGTTCCTACATATCCAGCATCCGCAAACTTCTGAAAGATTTCATCCGTTACAGCCAGATTCAGTTCGTACTTTGCTCTGCCTGTTTGAAAGGGATCTTTCGGTACGGTTACGTTTGCCCAATATGCTACACCTTCGACTGTTTCTGGTAAGCCACTCATTTCTGCACTCACTCCTTCTATTAAAGAATTACAAAATGGGATAAAAATATCCTCGTTAAAATCTAGATCAATGCCCTCCTGTATGGTTAGTATTACGTGGTTATGCTTATGCTCTGTTGTGTAAGACATCTTATCACTGTACATAAGCTGTTGGTATTTACTGTGTACAAATTTATCGTACTCTGCCTCAGAGAGTAAGAAGCGATCTTCCATCACCAAGACCCTAAGTAATTTATAAACTCAGGGAAAAGATCATAGACATCCTGCTCCTTCATGTCATCTGTGAGGCGTTCATTAACAAAATGCATGAAGCGTTCTTTAATCCTTTCATCAGGACAAGGACATCCTATGTGAAAGGAGAATACCTTCACCCAAATATCTTCTATTGCAATTTTATCAATGGTCATATGGCCGAGCATATCACATCCTCCCAAGCTAAGTCAACTCTTTTCTATTAAATCGATTTGGATCTCTAGAATTTTTTCTGCAAGTCTGTCCACCATAAGATCGAAAGCGTCTGTCTTATCGTAGCCCAGGCTAGTCAAGACTTCTATTGATTTGTCCCTTGATATTTCTATAGCTCGTTCATAGGCATCATCGCTCATCGTCGTCTACCTCATACAGGTATACTACCTTCATCATCGCTTCGAACATTTCTCTGAAAGTCTCAGCACTTAGGTATTCGCATTTGTTTTGCATGTGATGATAGCGATACTCCTTATACGTTTCATCGAACTGCTGTTCAGTATATAAAATCATTTTATTTTCTTCCAGTTCTCGTTGAATAAAACAAAGTGAGTACGGTCTTCCGTATCTTTGAAGGTGAACTGAGCGGCCAGTATCTGTGTTACTACGCCACTGCTCAAGCCTCCAAAGGCTGACTCGTACTCCACCCTGTCGCCAATTTTAGGAGGCTTAATAGTTAGACTCCCTAATGCACTTCTCCACCACGACTCTTTGATCCACCCAACCACTCGACATATCCTTCACAGCATTGAATAGTGTTTCCAATTTCTGTTCGTATGTAGGGGCATCAGGATCTTTAGAATCCATCCAACCTTGAGGGCAGGGGATCTTGAATAGCAAAGACTTTTCTTGAGCATCATCAGAACTATAAGGAAATTCCTCTTCGATGTAGGCTGCCACATACCCCTCACTAATTGCATGCCAGAAAAGATTACTTTCATCGCACACATACTCCAAGTTCCTGGTGAGCTGCTTTTCTCGTACTGAGTGATCATGTAATGCCTTTTTGTACTTGTCGTTTAACAACTTTGATTCGTGTTTTACTACTTCTAGTTCTGCTATCAATTCAGCCTTTGTGGGCATGTTTCTTTTTCCTTTTAAGTCTATATTTCTTATGGATAATAAATGAAAACGGAACGCCCTCAATAATGAAGGCTTCCGTGATCGTTTTCCTTTCATGCGGCAAGCTTAAAGAGCTTATTACCATTGATAATCTTCTTCACTTTGTCACCTGACTTGATCTGAAGAGACTGCACAGTTTCGCTACTTACCTTAGTAGATTGCTGGCAGTGTGTGCTCCAGTGAGTCATCACATTGTAAAGTGCCCAAAGATTCGCACCAAGCGTAGGTCTGTAGTCCGTACACCACAGAGTCCATAGAGTATTGAGCGGGCTACGCTTTCTTTCTGAACCATCCTTAGTTTTCGTAGCTTCCTCGAACACACTCAATATGCTTCGGTCTGTATGCTTCACACCAAGTACAGCCTGGGTATTACCTGAGAGAGTAGCGAGACACTCAAAGGCTTGGCGGTCTGATACTTTAGTATTCAGCCACGAGGTCCACCGACTTGTCTCCTCTAGGAAAGATCTTAGACAACCCATAACCTGATCCGCTGCGTTCGGGTGATTGATGTTCTTAGTGTGACGTTGCTTGGCTACCGCGAACACCTGACCAAACACCATCTGATTCAGGCATGCAGTTCTCTTGGCCCCTGCCTCATAAACACTAGGCCACGTACCGTCATAGGAGTTACGAGCTAAGAGGTCCAGCTCTACAGGTCCTGTCCTACCTATCTCGACTGTGTGAGCAGGGAAGGTGTATCGAGCAAAGGCTCTGGCTCCGTTGTGTGACACGCCTATGTGTCTTTGAATGCCTGTCAAATCTAGATCAGATTTTATAATACTCTTTTCTAGAAACTTGAATTGCTCTGCGTGAGAGTAGGGGTTGTGATACTTGTTCCCTACAGTGGCGATGTACTGTCCCGTATCGTTATTGATAAGACCTTTGCGACTTCCTACCTCTTCAAACTCCTCACGATATGTCGTTGTATTCTTCTTAAAATACAGAGGAACTTCGACGGTTTTGAAAGAGACATCAGGTCCCATTTCTCCTAGGTTATTGATTGCCTCTACTCTTGGATTAATAGATGTCAGACTCATTAGGATATTTTCCTTTTATTAAAATTTAAATTAAAAAAACATTCTATAAATTATAGAATTATTTGTCAAGTGTTAAGGGACATACCTCCTTATTTATTTTTGAATGTGGGTTGACGTATTGAGAATCCATTGATAGAATCTCTATAACAGGAAACGCACCATAAAAGTGTTATGTTTTTTAAATCCTTCTTTACTACAGCACTCTTACTACAATGATCGCATGTTTGAATCACTACAGAACTCCCTCTTACTAGTTATAAAATATATGATTGTTTACTTGAACTACTTTTGTTTTAGACGCTGCCCAATATGGTTTAACTTTGACAGAGTGATACCACAAGGAACCCTCAGTGATGTCGAATAGTTCTTTATTTAATACTGCTTCTGCAACACGGAGACATTCTCTCCACATCTTTACGTCCAAGATCTTGTCACTCTTACGATCACAGTACCATGAGAACTGGCACTTATTCGGTACAGGTAATTCGTTCCCCTTCCAGTTACGATACAGGGGTCCTTGACGTATGACTGCACATGCATCATCAGGAAATTGTGGAGACTCTACACGATTCATTACTACCTGGGCGACTGCAAACTTACCCACTGTAGGTTCTATCGAGGCTTCAAAGTATATGTTCTCAGCCAGACAGAACCTATCAGGGTTAGGCTCCAGAGCGTAGGCGCTACCAAGTAAAGATAGAATTAAGATACATATCTTAAACATTACTGTTCTTTCTCCCAGTCATACTCATCAGGAGTAGTGCCAGTCATCATCCATTCCCTATCTTCGGGAGACAGATGAGGCATAGCATCTTGAATGAGCATTCCACCCATCCAATTATCCATCTGTTCCTTCGTTACATCCATGTCCCGTATGGTGATACGGTTGGTAAGCAGGGATCTTTTTTCAATTAACATAGTCTTATCTCCAGTATTTGTTTTTGGTTCAAATGAATCTTTCAACATGTCAAAAATATCAGACACCTTTATTCCTCCAAAAAATCAAAATCAATGAGCATGCATTGTACCCAGCACCAATCTTCACCATATACTTTATCATTGCACTTGAATTCCGTGGGCCATTCACCATTATGCAGATGGTAGTCGAGGGCGTAGGTCTTGAAAGCTTTTTGAACTGCTCCCATGTATCGTCCATCTTTCATCTCCTATGTTGTTTGCACATCTAATTCTGTTTCGATCCAGACCTTAGCACCACAGGGTAGAGGCTTCTCTGTATTGTAAACAACGGAGGCGACCACCTTACCTGTCGAATCTACAATATCAGCACGATTCGTTGTGCGATTCTCTTTGTAATCTTTCACAGTTATTACGGGTAAACTGTTTAAGGTACTTGCCTTCTCCTTATAATAAAGATTATTTCTTTTTATGTTGTGTTGATTAACGTGAATACGTGTCAACATACGTTATACTCCTATTAGGTTTAAGTGTTCAAAATTTATAAGCGATGAGTCAACAACAAACTGTCCCTTATCTTTCTTAGCCTCTCCCTTCTCGACCAATCCTACAATAACTTTACCAGCCTTGACGTTCACTAGGTCTGATGCATCACCATCGACAACGGGCCTACCCATAAACTTATCAGGCATAGCACCACGAAAGACCACGGACATAGGTACTTCACTCTTGACAGCCTTGGGTACAAACTTCTGGTACTCAGGCTCACCGCTGTACGAGAACATGAGATCATAATTCTCTGGAGTCTTTCCAAGCCTAGATGAATTCTTAGTGTAGTCGTAAAAGAAAATATCAGGAAATTCCTGCGGTATCCCGTGCTTTTCCCACGGTATATCGGATAGAACATTAAGTCGTACTGCTGCCTTGACTCCCTGCTTTTTGCAAAGCTTGTCAAAGTTTCTCAGTTCTTTACGTAACTGTTTAAGAAATCCAGACCTGTCACTGTGCCACAAGTCTGTCTTACGCTGTCTACCTGCCTTCACGTTATCAAACACACCCCTACCCGCTGATTGCAAACATGCCTTGGCACAACCAGCAACGTTTCGGTATGGACATACAATATCGTCAGGCATAAGTGATAGACCTGCAAGTCTGTATTCTTGAGAACTGTTGTTGGTCTTGTTTAGTTTGGCGTTACCACCAGTAGTATCTAAAAGTTTCATTTGGATTCTCTTTTAAAAATTAAGAGGCAGTTTACGTTGTGATGCCTAGCACAGTCCGACCAAGGTTCTCATGGTTGACATACTCATTAGCGTTATGTCATAGCATTTCGGGAGTTACTCGCAGCTTCCGCGACCTGTCAGACTCTCCACCATCTTGATTAACAATTTTAATTTCTACTAGTTGTGGTTTACCTCCTTAATTTTAAGAAATATATGCAAGCCTACCACACTGGATAGACTTGGTATAGCCCCTAACTATAAATTTCTAAATCTTTTTCTATATAGAATGCTCTACGTTTCGTGCGCTTATCCGTAGATTTCATACGCGCCACCCGTACAGCGTTCCTACGTTTAGAACGTTCAGTAATTTTATAACCCATCACTCACCCCATCGCCGTATAGATCGTGCCTTTTCGGTTAACAAATCTATCCATAGTGCATAGGTAAAGGCAAATTGAATAGAACAAAGTACCGAAAAGACTGCAAAGAATAGACCAAGTGTCAGGAAAACGTGAGAACCTTTCCAGATTCCGAAGTAGATATCACTTTGGAAAAAGTGAACCACACACCCGTAGCACAATCCCACACATACAAATATGGCAAAGCACCAGAATATAAGACTAAACATAGTTCGAACAAACATTATTTATCTCCAAGTTAAAACAACAAAACGCGCCCAAGATGGACGCGCTTTAGCGTTGTAACTCTAAGCTTAGACTTAGCTGGCCTTGCGTAAG